CGATGCTGTTTCTATGGGGAGTAAATCCCGAGACCCTTAAAGGGTCCCCCATCCGCGTCTCAGGGTAACCTGACGCGGCAAGGTGTACTGGTACGCCGTAACTAACGACGGAGACATGGCATCATCGCACGAGTGCGAGAGGGGCCAATAACCGTTGTCAGGAGCCAGACGTGCGTCCAAGCGTTCAAACGCTCGGCGCAAGCCAATGGGAAGCTTCGGAGCTTCACCAGAGGTATAAGATGCTACACGTAGCATCTCCGCCCAACCCCGGGTAGCGGCTCTTTGAGAGCGGCTACGGACGACCCAAGAGTAAACCTGAGTGACATGGAGACGCGAACAAAATCGCGTTCGAATGCCAAGCCTCTTGTTCTCTTGAATCGCCATTTTCCGGCAGTCAACGAGAGCGACAACTGCAGATCCCAAACTGTCAGCGTACGGCGTGAGCCGTGCCGCCTGAATATGGGGTGCCAAGAAGTCGCATGCGTTGAATAGACCACGTTCGTTGAGAGAGTTGTGATACTCAACCCAACTAGCGTAATCCGAACCAGCTAATGACGGAGACCATACAGCCTTTATCTTTAAGGGGGTAACACTGGAGCCTTTATAGGCATCCATCCCGCACGATTCTCGGAAGAATCGGCCTGTACAACACTTGGTCTCGTTAAACTTAAGGTCAAACGAGGGTAGATGTTGCCTGACAAGCTCTTGGTCTTTGAGCCTGCAGATGATATCGTCACCGTATACGAAGACGGATTTCGACGCCTCACGGCGTTGGGATCCATCTAAGCCATACGAAATGACTGCTACGGTAAGAGCCCAAAAGATGAGCGCTTCAGTGGGAAAGCAGGTTGCTGAACCCATAGGAGCGAATTTTCTAAGTGGGAATACCGTACCGTCCGGGAGGGTAGTGCCAGTGGTTCTGCACGCATCAAGCGCGCGGAACCATGTGTCAGGGAAGAGCGCCTTAACCAGCGCTAAGCTGACACGATCACTTGCCTCCTTCATATCTAGAGTCGCCATCTCCCCGGATAGGGAAGATTCGAGTGCCAAGCGCTGATTCACGGTTTGATCCGTAAAATTCACGCGTCCAGCCGTGAGCTTATGCCGTTCTATGGTTTTCACCATCACGTTCATTAGCCCTTGCTGAATCCATTGGTACTCAAGAGGCTCACAAGATATTAGCCGAGGACCACGCGAGTCTTTGGGAACGAGCACGACTTTCGCCGTGCCCGCAACTAATTCTCGCATGTCTTGATACTCATAAACATCGTCGCAAAAGTGCGTTAGGTTGTAATAGAAGTAGTCTTCATAGGGAAACTCTGCTGATAAGGCAGAATAATACCTTTTAAAGGCCACTTTCTCACTTCCTTTCTCACCCGTAGCGACGGCGCCGGGACCGTGACGGGGCCTGAATAAGGCCGAGTCGCGTGGATCCGTATTTCCGAGCACCCTAGCAATAAGGTGCTTAGCATAACGGAGAGTCCACGCTTTACGGTGGTCGTCGGTAACCACTTGAAGTGGCAACGAACGATCGGTATCAATAAACAATTGGATGACTTCATCTTCTTGTTCCTTGGTCGGCGGAAGCTCCAGCTTGTAAAACAAGTAGAGGAGCTGTCGCAATCCAGTTAATGCCTGTACGGACGCATCACTGCGTTCGTTACCTTCATCGTCAAACACTGTTATAGTCAACTCCCGCAGAAAGCGGGGGAGGACCGAGTCCTTTCCGGTTTTGAAGCCGGAAACTCGCTGTATGGCAGTGCCAGTCGCCAGGGCTAAATCAATTGCCTTGGCGAAGGTCGGGAGCGTCCGTGTTAAGAACGGCATCCCTTCATTCTCGGCCCGACTGCGGATTTCTCTGCAGTCTAGGTCGAGCTCGACGTCTGATTGGTAGCAGGTGTAAGCCACATCGGTTAGAGTGGCGAGTAGGAAATCGGTATAGAAGGCTAATGACCCCTTGACGGGGCTTGTAAGCGATTCTACCGACCGGCTGTTCTTTATTCCCATATATAATATACGGTGATAATCCAACCACTATCCGCTATCAGTCCGATGACCCAAATCCACCCTGTACTCGACAAACCCGAAGAGCGACGACATACAAACCATTCTGGAGCCCGTGAGGGACAGTTTGCGTCTGCACGCCGCCGTTCCGGAAGCATTTTATGCTTCCTGGTTGAGGATCTTTGCGAACTGGCCACTGACCGTTAAAACGTCAATGACATAGCCCGTAAGGTCCCCTAGATCGGTCGTCGCGATCGCCGCCCCTGAAGAGAGGGGACGATCGAGCACGTAGTATGCGAATGCCGCAGGCACGACACCGCCGGTATCGGCGATGTCTGTCGTAAGCACTTGCAAATCTGCGCGTACGAGTGTCCGGCACCTTTGCCTAAACCCTGTTCCACTGATATCATGACTGATTGTCAGTGTTGAGGGCCGAGCATTGGCTGTACCGGCTACTCGCCGAACGATCTTTTGACCACTAGGACCAGTTATCTGGTCGAAGACTTGGGACCCGAGGGTCCCAGGGAGTACGACCGCCGTGCGCGAAGCATGGACGGTTAGGGCGGATGATAGCATTTGATGGTTTTCCTTATTAAGTTAGGGTTAACTATTACATGTGAAACGGCGGAGCACAAAGAACATAGAACGAGACGAAAGTCCCTTGCCAGTATAGCAAAGGCGTCAGCGCACTAAGGTGCCACGCCGACTTACCCGGAGAGGTTTGGGCTTATAAATAAGCCTCGACAAATCCTGATAAGCAGTTGCGCGGCCGAGGGCACTTCTAGCCAACAACAGACTACCCGCGAGGGCGGCCTGCCGAAGCTTTGGTGCCTTCAGCTGAATCGAAGGGATATTGTGGGTTTTAACCACACTTCGAACGTATGACTTGCGGCTACCCCTATATATGGGAATACCCCTTGCCTCTCGATCAACTTTGTAGTTGACCATCGGCAGAGTAGTGGTATTCTCTCCAACATAGTGGCAGGTCAATTCCATCTCCTTATGCCACAGATAGCTGTGACAGAAGTCGTGGACGGTAACATTGATTGGATAGTTATCCCGGGCAAAGCGACCCAGGAAAGTAGACACGTCGACTACCCAGTCGACTACAAATGAGAAGGGAATTGCATTCCACACGATAGCGGGGTCCAGACGGACGCCCAGAGTATCGAGGTAGGCATATACCTTCTCCAGTCTCTCATCCAACTGCGGTAAGCTATAAGAATAGCGAACCGTAGCATGATAAACAGGACGAACCACCCAGCGAGCATACGGATTGTATGTAATCGCAGGGCGGATCCCGTTTAAGCTATGCATGTTTGTTCGAGGTCCAGAAACCCAATTAAGGGCAAACTGAGTACCAAGCTTCCACATGCGCGATGGCACCTTACCCGGAGACTCCGGGATGACACGTTTATAGTGTCGCTGAAGGTGCTTTCCAGCGTCTGCCTTGAGTTTACGAAGCCGTGAGGCCAAGTTTACAAGGTCATCGTGGATACCTACAACGTCCCTTACAAAGGGGACGATGCCAAAGGATGCATTCAAGTGTGCGTTGTTCAGGCGAGTTATCAGTTCTTTTACGAACTGCTTTCTCGTCCGAGGATCGCGTAGCGCCTTCAGCGGAATATTCCGCCGAGAGATGCGCTTGAATGAACCCCTAGGATTCGACTGCTTGAGGTCTTTAAGCTCAAGTAACGAGTTCACCAGACTGGTGTTCTCGTTTAACCGAGGTAACATGAATGCCAACGCCTGTTCGGCGTAGGCAGCCATGTCAATCGACGGCGCAGTCAGAGTTAGGAATGAGTTATTAACATTGGACGTTGTGAGGCCCCTTACGTGCTGGTTTGACAGCCAAGCGTGAGGGAATCCGCATTCGCGATCCGCTGCGTAGAACTCATTAGTCGAGGAGGTATGGATGCAGTCCCTAAAGGACCCATCCAAACCCACTTCATCAGCGATTACTTCCTCGTAAGAGGGGTAACCGTTGGGTACAGCCCAGCTAAACGACGATATCCCGTTGTACAGGGTGGCAACATACGACTTACTGTGAAACACAGTAGGCTGACTGCTATCCACCGGTGTCCAGTTAAGGCATCGGCACGTCAAGATAGGGCAAGAAGGCCCGACTTTTGTTCGCGTTCTCATATCAATCAGACAGCCTCGACGCAGAATGCG